TACGAAAACCTAATGTAATAGGCTGTTTATGCTATAATTGAGGTAACTTACTGAGAGGAAGTTATGACTACAACAGTACATGAAGAAAAAATAATTACCCTGATTGATGGAACAAAGATCAAGGTAAGACCTCTCAAGATCTCACTTTTACGTAAATTTATGAAGAAGTTTGAGGGCTTGGGGGCAGTCCAAAATGATAACGATAAGTCTATGACACTTTTGATTGAGTGTGTAGCAATCGCTATGGAGCAGTATAAGCCAGAGTTGGGGGAAAGCATTGAAAAACTTGAGGATGTAATTGATCTTCCTACGGTTTATTCAATTATTGAGGCAGCATCTGGAATTAATCTTTCAGATACCGCTTTACTTGCTTTAGCACAAGAAGAACTTTAACGGTTGAAGGTTAGCGGTTAATGGCAGGAGATACAAATAGCAATATTTTTATAAATATTGATACCTCACAAGCAATGACGCAACTGCGTCTTCTTGAAAAGGAACTCACTGCTCTTAACCGCTCCCTCATCGTTGGAACAAAGACTGCATCTGCAGCACAATCAAAATACGCACAATCTCTTTTACATAATGTAAATGCCACTGGTCAGTGGACCGCTTCAATGACAAGAATGAGCACTGCCTCTGAGCAGTTTGCTAAAAATTTAGATAAGCAAAGACTTTCACTTAAAGAATACTTTAGGTATGGCGCTGCATCTACTAAGACATTTGGAAAGATGTTTGGTAGCGAATTTGATACCATAGGAAAACTAGTTGATAAGCGTGTAAAGACACTACAGCAGCAATATGTCCAGTTAGGACGTGATGCACAGGGTGCCATGAACGCAATGAAGTTCAATCCAAAGGCACTAAACTATGGAAATGTAACAACACAATTAATGGCTGCCACTCAACGCCAACAAATATTTAATAAACTTGTTGATGATGGTTCAACAAAACTACTTAACTTTGGTAAGAATACCCAGTGGGCTGGTCGCCAACTTATGGTTGGTTTTACTATTCCACTTATGCTATTTGGCTCACAAGCAATTAAAACATTTAAGGAAATTGAAACACAGGTAATTAGGTTTAAAAAGGTCTATGGAGATATTTTTACAGACCAAGGTGCTACCGATGCTGCTTTAAAAAATATTCGTGATCTTGGAGATGAATACACAAAATATGGCCTTAAGGTTTCAGACACTATTAAGATGGCTGCAGATGCTGCAGCAGCAGGTTTTAGCGGAAAAGGTTTAGAAGCACTTGTAGAACAAACAAATAAACTAGCAGTACTTGGTGGAGTTACACAAGAAAAAGCATTAGAAACAACTATTGCACTTAAGAATGCTTTCCAGATTGATACTGGAGACATGGCTGGAACAATTGATTTCCTTAACGCTGTTGAAAACCAGACCGTTGTTGCACTTGATGATTTAACAGAAGCAATTCCAAAGGTTGCTCCAGTTATTCAGCAACTTGGTGGAGACGTAAAAGATCTTGCATACTTTATGGCTGCAATGCAAGAAGGCGGAATCTCTGCAGCCCAAGGTGCTAACGCACTTAAGTCTGGACTTGCATCTTTAATTAACCCAAGTAATGCTGCATCTAAGGCTGCTGCAGCAGTTGGAATTAATATCAAGGGAATTGTTGAAGCCAATGCTGGTAACTTAAGAAATACTGTAACTGGATTTGCACAAGCACTACAACCACTAACTGACCTTGAGCGCTCAAGAGTAATTGAAAAAGTATTTGGAAAGTATCAGTTTGCAAGAATTTCAGCACTTCTAAATAACCTTGGAAGAGAAGGAACACAGGCTGCTCGTGTTCTTCAATTAACAAACGCATCTGTTGAAGAACTTGCAATCTTAAGTCAGAGAGAATTAAAAGTTCAGGCAGACTCTCCAATGAACAAACTTGCTGGATCTGTAGAAAGACTAAAGGCAGCAATCGCACCTGTTGGTGAAGTGTTTGCTAAAGTACTTACACCAGTAATTGAATTTATAGCAAAAATGGCTGATAAATTTAATAGCCTTCCAGATGGAATAAAGAAGGCCATTGGAATTATAACTGTTGTGGTTGGTGGACTTGGACCACTATTCTTAATGACATTTGGTTTGCTTGCAAATGCTGTTGCAAACTCAGTAAAGGGAGTTCAAGTTTTAAGAAAAGGATACCAGCAATTATCTGCGGGATCTAGTGATGCAGCATTAAAGACTCAATATCTATCACAAGAAGAGTTAGAAAATATATCTATTAGTAATGCACTTTACTCTAAGCACCAACAACTGTCTGCAGCATACCAACTAGAAGCAGCAGCCCTAACATCTTTGACAAGTGTTTATAGAGGTGCCTCCGCAGCAATGGGTGGTTTTGCAGGACAGAATCCAGGATTGTTTATGCCTGGTAAGGGCGGTATGCCAAGAAGGTTTGCAGAAGGAACAACATCTGTACCAGGTCCAAGAGGAGCAGGAGATATAGTTCCTTCTATGCTATCTCCTGGAGAAGCAGTTATTCCAGCAAAGCAATCAGAAAAATATTCAGGATTTATTAGTCAAATAATTAAAGACAAGGTTCCAGGGTTTGCTAAAGGATTGTTCCCATCATTTGGAGCAGCAGCAACAGTTGGAAAGGGCATTCCACTATCATCGGGACCTGCAGCATTCCGTGAAGCGCAGCAGGCTAGATACGCAGCAAGAGATGCTGCTCGTAGAGGTTTATCTGGAAATGTTGCACCAGTTGTTCCAATCTCTTCAAGACTTTCAGGAATTAGATACTCTGCTGAAGGATCTAAGGTTCGTGTTTCAGTAGGTGATGAGTCATTCTTAATTCCAGCATCAAAACTTGATAACTTTAAGAGAAAACTTAAAGAAAATGAAGATTGGATGATTGCCAATAAGAGAACAGACAATACAGAGCAAGAACTTATTCGTACAATTAAGAGAAAGGGCTATGGAGGGCAAGAAGTTACTCCTAGCCAAATTTATTCAAGACTTCCTAAATTTAGTAATGCAAGAAATAGTCAACAGAATCAAGACATTGCAGATAAAAGATTTAAGGCGCTTCTAAAATCAAGAAACCCTCATCTTGTAAAATTACAAAACTACTTAGTAAATGAAGAAAAAGTTTATCTTGAAAAGGTTTTAGGACAAGATGTTGTTAAATCTTTAAAGGGCTGGGATGTTAATAAATTAACACCAAGTCACATTAGAGAGGTTAGATCTCAGAACCGTACACCAGAAGACTGGGCACCAAGCAAGATTGCAAGAGACTGGGGATGGTTTAACTCTGGTCTAAGAGGAACAAAGTTTGCAAATGTAAAGGGTGGTCATCCACTTAATGCTGCACAAGCAAGAGAGTTGTTAGGCAATCTACAGAAGACACCATTTGATAAACTTCCAAATGAAAAGAAGGCTCTTCAGGCTGCGCTAGAGTATAGATTAAGTCGTCAACCTTCCTATTATGATGACTTTATCTTTACAGATAATGCAATGATGAAGGTTAAGCCAACAATGAATTTGGCTAATGGAATTGTTTCAGTACCTGGTCCAAAGGGTGCTGGAGATATCCAGCCAGCAATGCTTTCACCAGGTGAGGCTGTAATTCCTGCAAAACAATCTGCAAAGTACATGCCACTTATTCAGTCAATGGTTGCAGATAAAGTTCCTGGTTTTGAAGCATCAAATGTTACTCCTGGATATACTCAAACGTCTTCTGGACTATTCATACCAAATCAAAAAAGTGGTCGTGATACTGTGGCACCGCAAGGAATCTCTCCTGCTACTGCAACAAAATCTACGAATAGACTCTTTAAGGCAATTGATAAGGTTGCTGCTAAGTTAGTTCTTGCAACACCAAAGATTGCAGATCTTGGACAAACAGCAGATAAAACAACTGAATCTTTTGGCAAAGATAAGACTCGTGGATTGCGTGGATTTATTGGTGGATACGGAAATGTATCAAATACAATTACAGGTGAAGACGGAAAGACAAGAGCAGCCAGCGCAGCAGAACGTACTAACATGCGTCAAATGAATAGAATGAATTTCTCACAAAAAATGATGCCAGCACAAATGGCTGGAATGATGATTCCAATGGCTGCAGGTATGGTTGCTCAAAAAAATCCAGATGGCGCTATAGCAAAGAACATGGATGCAATTATGATGTTGTCTATGTTAACCATGCTTTTGCCAATGCTTAATAGTCCACTTAAATTACTTGCAGCAACTGCAGTTGGTCTTACTATTGTGTTTAAGATGCAGTCAGCAGCAATTAAAAAGAATATGATTGAAGGACAAAAGCAAGCAGAAGCAATGAGCATGACAACCAAAAATCTTGAAGAACTTGGCAAGATCACTGGAAGAGTTTCTATAACTCAAACTGCTGCAGCAAAAAGAGCAGGAAGAAACACTGATATTTCTCCAGTAAGCATGGACTTTGGATCTAATATTATATCTAGTAGCGAATTTGGCAAAAACCTTAAAAAGACATTTAATAGCGCAATAGTAGACCTAGGAGAAGGAGCAGCAGTTAACTCACTAGTTAATCAACTAGGAACTGCAGTATCTCAAGGAGTTTTAAATTCAGAGCAAGCACAATCAATTGCGATTGCACTTACAAGAGATTTAAAAGATGCAAGACTTGAGGTTAATGTAAGAGGAAGATTAATTCAACTTCTTGGTCCTAATGGAAAAAATGTTTTAGATAATCCACTACAAGTACAACTTGAATTAGTTACCACTGGAGAAAGGGTAGCACAGGCTGCAATTGAAAACCTTAATAAAGTTGCAAGACAACAAAAGGGTATTAATACTATAGGAGAAGGTTTACAACTAGCAGGAGGAACAGTTGGCGGTGCTTTAATTGGAGCAAGAGCAGGAAGCCAAGCAGCAAGTATGGTTGCTGGAAGAGGATTAATTGCACAAGAAATGGCAATGACTGGCGCTAAGGGTGCAGGAGTTCTAGGAAGAGTAGCATCAGGAGTAAGAGTAGCACGAACTGCAGGACTTGTTGCTAGTGGAGCAGCAACGGCAACAGGAGTTGGAGCACCCTTTGGAGCAGTTGGTGCAGCAATTACAGCAGTTATTACTGGCGGTATTGATCTAGCAATTAGAAACTGGCAAAAGGGTAAAGAAAAAGCAGTAATAGCAAAATCAGCAGGTGTAGTTCAAGGACTTGTTTCACAAAATATAACTGCTTCACAAGGAAGTATAGACGCATTAACCTCAATCTTTGATACATCAATTGCAAATCTTGAGTTAAAGAAAAAGACTTTAAAGACAGACAAAGAAAGAGCAGCAGTTGATTTAGAAATTGCTGGACTAGAATCTAAAAAGCAGTCTGGTTTGCAAACATTAAGACAAAAACAAGCAAAGATGCTTGGAGATGTTTCTTCAAACTATGATCAGGTTTCAGGTGCGGACCTTCTTGAAAAAATTAGCCCATTTGGTTCTGGCCGTGGACAAGTTCGTGATAAATATATGGAGGCATTTGCAGTTGGAATGCAGGATAAGTTTAAAGATAATGCACCACTTAAGGCACAGGCTGCAGCGCTTCAGTCACAACTTGATCAAATTGGTGATGACAAAGTAACACTTGAAATTTCAACCCTAGTTACTTCAGATGTTTTAACTCCTGGCGAGGCATCTGTGTTGGTTAATACTTTAACCAAGGCTGGTGGAGACATAAAGAAAAATTTAAATGCACTTGTTTCAGTTCAAGGAACAGAAGGCGTTCAAAGATTATCTACAATTCTAACAATGCTTCCAGATGAAGACAATCAAAAAAATCTTGTTCTTGCTGTTAGAAACCTAAACAAAGCAGATGCAGATGCAACATTTAGTTCAATAGAAGAACTTGGAAAAATTCCAGATTATATCGGTATTAAGTTAGACATTGAAACAGAAAAAAGTGATCTGCCAAGAATTAAAGCACGAGGAAAAGAAATTGAAGCACTTAAGAAGCAATTCCCTAATGGACAAGTTACACTTAAGACTCTTGTTAAAATGCAAGAAGAAGCAGGCGGAGTTGGTAAAAACCTTACTCTAGATTCTGCAATTAAGCAATGGGCTGAGATAAGCAAACTTGATAAGAATGTTCAACTTCAAGCAATTTTAACTATTGGTTCTATTGAGTATAGCGATAGTTTTGATAAAATATTAGATAGAGAATTAGAGGCAGACTTCTTAGAAAAAAATCCTAAATTCCGTGCAACTGCTGGAAGAAGTAGAACTGGTGAAAAACTAGGAACTACAGCAGTGGATCCAAAGGAAAAAGCAAAAGCCCTTGCAGAATTTAAAAAGAATGCAACAAATATAGAAAAAGCAAAAACAGAAGCCCTAAATAAAATAAGAGAAGAACTTTTCCCAACAGCCCCTGTTAGTGGAGCAGTTGTTCCTGGCGCTACAACTCCAAAGGGTGATGGTCCAACAAGAGATGACTCATTCCTTAATGATCTTGCTCAAAGACTTAAGTTAGTTAAAGAAAGTTCTTTTAATGCACTTAAACCACTTGATGCATTAAAAAAGTTTTTAAGACCAGAAGATCAAACAAGAAACAATTTCCTTGAAAAACAACAAGGTGCTTTAAAAGAAATTGAGGCAGCAGCAAAGAAGGCTGGAATAACAGTAGATAAAGATTTTATGGAAATTCTTCGTGGACTAGATGCAGAGCAGTTTGCTCTTCAGTCAAAGGTATTGTTTGACTTTGGAAAAGACGGTAGTATTGCTGGATTAAAAGAAAGATTTAAAATAATTAATGATGGATATCAAAGACTTACTATAGGAACATTTATTGATAATCTTCGTGAAGAAAATAGAGAAATAGAAGTTCAGATAAAGGCATATGATGCTTTAAAAAACCAAGGTTGGGGAAATATAGAAATCCAAACAATTCTGGCTGACAAAACTATGGCTGCAGCGATTGCTGCTCAGGGTCAGATGGAAGGATATTCGCAAGAAAATGAAGATATTATTGAACAACTAAACATAATTATAAACCAAAATCAAAAACTTGCTTCACAAAAACTTGATGGAAACATTAGTGATCTTAACAAACAAGTTGAAGCATATAAGAAATTAACTGCTGCTGGAGTAAAACAAGAAGTAGTTATTGAAATATTAAAGGATAAGGCAAATGCATATGCTATTGCAAATTCACCTGGATTAGTTGCAGACCAGTTTGGAAACTTAATTGGAGAAACAAAGAAGTATCTTGATCTTCTTAAACTTATTGAAGAACAAACAAAAACTTTTGAGCAAAAAACACAAGAGGCAATTGACTTAAATGTAAGTTCTCTTGACCTACAGGCTAGAACATTACAAAATCAATTTGATATAGCCAATATAGATTTAAAGGCTAAGATTAAGACTGCAGAAGTTGATGTTAAATCTATTAATGATGGTATTGAAAAAGAACAAGATAAGATTGATGCTATTAATCTTACACTTAAATATGATCCATCAATTGGTCAAAATTTCCTTGATGACTTACAAGAAAAAATTAGCGATGCTCAAAGAAGCATGGACATTAATTTTGACAGACCAATTCAGGCTTTATCTGATAGATCAGCCGTGTTATCAAATGACTTAACATTAATTGATAAGTCTGCAGAAGCAATTAACGAAAAATATGATGCTCAAGAAAAGGCTCTACAAACAATCTCTGAACTTAATCGGGATATTGCTGCACAAGAAAAAAATAGAATTTCTCTTGCTGACGCTCTTTCTCAAGGTGATATTTCTGCTGCAGCACAGATGGCAGTTGAAATGCGTTCTGCTGCAGCGGACGCAGCAAATCGTAGATCTGGAGATTTTTTAACAGCAGGCAGAAAGTCTGAAATTGACAACTTGCGTTCTGCAAGCGGTATGACAAAACTTGAAATAGAAACAGAGCAGTTTAAAATTGGACAGAAAACATTTGCACTAGAGCAACAAAGAAAAATTGCTCAAGAAGCAGTCCTTAAATTAGAAGATCAAGTTTATAATATAACAGAACTAAGAGAAGAAAAACTTCTTGAAATTAGAAAAATTGAAACTGTAATTGATGGCATTAAGTCTACTCAACTTGCAAAAGCACAACAAACTTTAGATAAGTTACAAGCAGAACTTGATAAGAATCAAGAAATCTTAGATGCAAAACTTCTTGCAATTGAAAATGAAAAACTAGCCTGGGATTCAGTTCAACTTAAACTTGATGCATATAAACTAGCACTAGAAAAATCAAAGAACGAACTTGTAACAATGCTAGACCTCATTAATCAAATCGCTGCAGCGATGGCGAAAATACCTACTACGACAGCCCAAAAGTCAAGTGCTTTTGTTACAACCACACCTACGACACAAATAACGCCAGCAGCAGAGGCAGCAGATGCAGCAGCAGCAGCAGCAGACGCTGCAGCAGCAGCAGCAGAAGCAGCAGATGCAGCAACTGCAGCAGCGCTTGCGGCTGCAGATTCTGTAATGTCTGATGTAGCAGCAATAGATAAAGTTGTATCTTCTATTGCAAGAACAGCAATTGTAAAAGCAACAAATATTTCAAGTTTAAACAAGGCGGTTGCACTTGCACAAGACACCTTGTCTCCAGAAGCAATATCAGTAAATATGGCAAGAGCAATAACAAGTTCAGAATCTATGACAAAAGCAGTTGGTGGAACAGCAGCAGCACTTTCAGCAGCACGATACACTGGACAAGCAATGAGGTATGCTGCCATGGGTAAGTCCTCTGGTGGAATGATTAAGCCAAAATATTTTTCTATTGGTGGGCCAGCAAGAGGAACAGACATTGTTCCAGCAATGTTAACCCCTGGAGAATTTGTAATGAGCAAGTATGCGGTTGACTCATATGGTGTTGATAAAATGAAGGCTATAAATAGCGGATCATACGAAGGCGAGAAGGTGTATAATTATAATCTAAACGTCAACGTTAAATCTGATGCAAATCCAGAGGATATTGCAAGAGTCGTTATGACGCAAATTAGACAAGTTGACTCACAGAGAATTAGGACACAGAGGGGCTAAATGGCTACAGCAGCGTATTTAACAGGTAGACGTAGGTATCAACGCCCCCAAGCCTTGTTGTGGTCTGAGAACGCTGGTACGCTGGTTAATGGGGTATATGTGCCAACTGGCTATGAAGTTCAAGGCAACTATGATGACTCTACAGATCCAGATCTAATTAATCAATTTCTTATTCTTTCAGACCATAATCGTGGGGAATTAAATTTTACTCCCACAAGAATAGAGCAAAGACAAAGAACCATTAATGGACGTATGCGTTCATACCATATAGCAGATAAACTAACAATGTCAGTTTCCTGGAGCAATCTTCCATCAAGATCATATTATCAGGATGCAGGGTTTTTATCTACTGGACTGTCTCCCGAAAAAAATACAACTAATGAGTTTACATCAGATGGCGGAGCAGGTGGAGTAGAACTTCTTGATTGGTATGAAAACCATACAGGACCTTTCTGGATGTTCTTAGCATATGACAAATACTCAAATTTTGGTAAAGACAATGAAGACTATACTCACCTACCACAATACAATCAAATAATGCAAGTCTATATTGCAGACTTTTCGTATTCTGTTGTAAAGCGTGGTGGCTCAAACCATGATCTTTGGAATATTTCGGTAACACTGGAAGAGGTCTAAATGTTTGTTAGTGAAACATTAAAGACACATCTAGAAACATCTTCAACTATACAACTACAGTCATTAGTCTTGGCTGAGTGGAACATGAACATGCCAGATAATATCTATAAACTTGGCAACTATAGGTACCGACCAATTGGAGATAACGTTCAGTACAGAACACTTCCATTAACATTTGATCAACTAGACTCTGGTAATTATTACACTGGAGCAACTGATGCTGATATTGTTGTAGATGGAGGGTTTGATAACTCTGGAGTACCGCAATTATTTACATCAACTAAAGAAAAACTAAAGATGATTTACTCCTTAGAGGATTGTATCAAGCCGTTTAGACCAAGGTCTGGTATTAATAAGGCATCATATTTTAATAATAGATATCTTGCAAACTCTGGATTATTAATGACACAAAGACCTAGATATTATATGCCATCAAGATATGACCAGTTTAAATATTGGTCATCATTTAGAACAGAAGACAACATTGAAAGAGGAATTGCTAAAAATGTTTCAGGTGGTCTTAATTATATAGATGATGCCGTTCCATTTGTTGTATATAAAGAAGATGTTCCAGCAAACAAAATTATTGTAAAGATGCAAACAAATGTTGGCACTGTAAACATGGGGACTATGATAACTCAGTCAGGATCTTTAGGTGATCCATTATATGGAGTGCAAAATAAAACAACTCCAGTAAGATGGAAAATTCAATATTTAAATAGAAACAACTGGGTTGATGCCTATTCCTTTGATGAGAATTCATTACGCAGTGACGGAACACCAATTATTCCAGAAGATGGATATGTTGAGTTAGAGTATGGTTTAAAAATTCCAAATGAGTATAAAACAGAGTTTAGGTTTGCAGAAAGACTGTCGTCTAGTGCTCTTCTCCCAGACGTATCAGTTAACGGATATGCTTATCTTGTTGTAGAAAATGAAAATGAAAGAGGGCTGTTTTATATTTGGGATAGCCTAAATAGCACATATGAGACATTTACTCCAGAATATGGCTGGGTATTAGCATCTGGAATATTAAATAGTGCAACAACCCTGGTTACAGACTTAACAAATCCAGATTTTTTTACTAATGATTCAAATAATACAACCACATATAGAGAGTTCTCATATATTCGTGGCATAAGAGTTGTTGTAGAAACAATGAACAAGTTTGATTGTACGTTTGATTTAATTGAGATGTCTCCAAGATTATTAGTAGATGTATCTAATAAGGTTATTGATTATAATATAAAGAAGATACTTTCTGATATTGGCTCAACATCTTTACCAGTAGGACAACTCCTAGCCTCAACTGGAACATTATCTTTATTTGATGACGATCAAGCCTTTAATGAAAACAATAGCCAAAGCATAGTTGCAAAATATATAAGAAAAAATATTAAGTTTAATTTTTATGAGTCAATGTTTGATGTTTCTGGAGATGAATACGCTGTTCCAATTAAAACATTATACTCAGAAGGATTTCCACAGGCAGATGTTACTGCAGCAAAGTTATCACTAGAACTAAGAGACTTTTATTTTTTCTTAGAGTCAATGCCAGCACCAAGACTTCTTACAACACAGACATCTTTAAGTTATGCTATATCACTTTTGCTTGATTACATTGGGTTTAGTAATTATACATTTAAGCGTGTAGCAAATGAGTCAGACCCGATTATTCCATATTTCTTTATTGCTCCAGACCAAAACGTGGCAGAAGTTTTAAATCAGTTAGCAGTGTCAACTCAAACAGCAATGTTCTTTGATGAATACAATAACTTTGTTGTAATGAGCAAAGATTATTTAATGCCAACAGAAGCACAAAGAGAAGTAAACTTTGTATTGTCTGGATCAAATAATCAAACAGACTCTGGAATAATTGAGAATGCGTCTTCTGGTAATTTACCAAATATCTTATCTATAGCCTCACAAGATAAAAAGATTTATAACGATGGAAAGATTAACTATACGACTAGATACATTCAAAGGTCATATGGGTCAATAAAGCAATCAACTATGATTGATAAAGAAAAGACTTGGATATATAAGCCGTCATTGTTGTGGGAAGTTGCTGGAACAGATTCAACTAAAACAATAAATGAACTAGCATCAAAGCAAGGAAGTTATGTTCTAGGAGCAATGCCACTAAATTCAGATATTCCAATAACACCGCCAACTGTTGAAAGAAATGTTGTTGTAAACAATATAATTGATCTTGGAGAAAATGTATATTGGCTAACAAGAAATACTGGATACCTATACTCCAATGGAGAAATTATAAAGTATGATGCAGCACAATACAATGTAACTGGTGTTGGAAATGTTTGGATTAGCGATAACCAAGAGTATCAAAAGTATTTTGCATCTCTTCCATTTAATGGAAAAATATATCCAACGGGACTAATCAGAATATACTCAACCCCATACTATGAGACAGTAAACGGAGTAACAAGACTTCAAAATGGTGCAGTAGTAGATCATGGGCGTGGCCAATTTGGAACACAAATAACTAGTCACTATGCTGGGATAAATACTTATTGGACAGATAGCAACAATGTACGTGGTGTTGATATGAAGACAGAATATTTGTTTACAACTAAACTTGATGAGAATGTAACTTTGCCAGCAACAACTCTTGGTGCAGCAGGAGTAAATAACATAACTGCTAAACAGTCAACAAGAAATAGCATAATCAAGAATTTTATGGCAACAAGTGATTTGACTGATACAGACATTAATAGTTTGTTGTCTACACAAAGTGGAACAATCCAGTCATCTGCCCTTGTGTTTAATGGTCCATCATTTAAAACAACAGAAACACCACTAAACTTTGTTTCATATGTATATAAAGAATTAAATAATGCTTATAAACATTTTGGAACAAGAATGAGAATTATAGGAAAAATTGAAAACAATTTAACAAGAACACAAACACCTACAGGAAGCGTACCTTACTTTCAAGTTAGTGGAACCCAGCCAGACCAGAATGTAAATATTGGTGGTGGTTCTGGTGGTATTGCAGTACTGCTAAATCCAGAAACAAATAATGGATATTACTTTGAACTTATAGCATTAACAGAAGATAACATTACTCCATATTTAAAATTAGATAAAAGCAATCAAGCAGAAGTTTCAGTTAATAATGTTGTTTTTTATAAAATTAAAAAAGATTCTTCAAATACAAACGCCATACCAGTAAAACTTTGGGGAGGACTATCAAAGGTAATTGTAGATGACGGTCTATTCTCTGGGCAACAAAGAATGGCTGCAGAAGATAACTCAACAGTATATGACCTATCTGTAGAATATCAAGATATTGGAAAGACAAGAAGATTTTATCTTTATATAAATAATCAACTAATTAAAGTAGTAGATGATAATGATCCACTTCCAGTCTATAACAATATGGCTTTATTTGTTCGTGGATCATCCAAGTGTATGTTTGAAAATATATATGCTTTGTCTCAAAACTATAGTCAAAATACTTCTTTTGCTATAGGAGAAACATTGTCTAATCAGTTTGGCAGTTCAACAATTGACGTAAATGATTCATTTAGAAAGTATGCTATGAGTGGAGTTATTCAATCAACATATCTGTCTGGCATAAGTTCTCAACAGCCACCAAATTACAATATGTATTTTGAAGAGTTTGGATCTATTATGCGTGAATGTGCATACTTTGATATTAAATATGATCGTGCCTATCCAGCATTATATGCAAAACTATCTCCAACATTTAATAATATAAAGGGATATACATCTTCAGGATTTTACGCAGACTCCTACGGCGCTGAATTCTTAATCTTTAATTCAACAGATAAAGCATTAAACCTAGATGAAACAACTGGAAACTTTTTAAGAATTCAGGGAATTACATTTACACAAGATACCACCCATGAACTAACAGTAGATGAATTCTTTAAAAAGCGTGGTAACTTGTCTGATCCAGAACTTGTAGGAAGCACATTGACATACTCTCCATTAGTTGAAAAATTAAAGTATGATGAAATTAAACTAAGTAGAATAACCTATGGCAAAAATGAATTTAGTATTGATAGTCCATATATTCAAACACAGGACGATGCAGAAGTAATGATGGACTGGATTATTAATAAATTAATGGTACCTAAAAAATCTATTGGTGTTAATATTTTTTCTATTCCAACACTGCAACTTGGTGATATAGTTACTATTGATTATAAAGATTCTGCTGGAGTTGAATTAGTTTCATCAGCACTATCTCGTTTTGTTATATATAATATAGAGTATGCTAGGTCAGAGTCAGGGCCAAGCATGACAGTCTATTTGAGTGAGGTATAAGCATGGTCTCAGCAACCCCAGATACGCCATCATCAGCATCTGTTTCAAATAAGATACCGCAAAGTCCAACAAAGACTGCTCCAATAGATACCGTTTTGTTTGATGACAACTCAATGTCTATTGAGATAATGACTGATCTTATATTTGAGGATATTGGGGGCCATGAATTAATTAATATTGCTAGAAACGATATTATTAATGGTCAGCAAGTATCCTACACCCCAATTAAAAATCTGGGACTAATCCAGCAGATGTATAATCCTAATAATATTTTAAGGTTACAGGCTACATCAGAAAAGTATTTTAATAATTTTTCTATAAAGTTTGAAGAAAAGGTTCCGTTAGTAGGCAACGGACCCAATGGATCAAATGTATACATTGAACAGTCTACTGGAGACTTGATTATTGAGGGAGTCAATATCAATAAAGATGAGTTATTTGAGGTTGAAATATCCCTGAATGGTACAATATATATAGCAAACTTTGGAGAAACTACATCATGATAACTAATACTGGTAAAAACATTATTGGAAAGTATATGCTTGGTCAAGCACCAGCATATGCCTCTTACCTTGCAGTTGGCTGCGGTCCAATACCTTTGCAGACTGAAGATGTTGCCGATGACTTTGCAACAAAAACAAACTTAGATTTTGAAATGTTTAGAGTTCCAATTTCTTCAAGAGGGTTCGTAAATGAAAACGGTATAGACAAAATTGTACTTACCGCAGAACTGCCAACGGAAGAAAGATATGAGATTACAGAAGTAGGACTATACTCAGCAGGATCTAACCCATCAGCAGGAACACAAGACAGCAAGACTGTTTTTGCATTTACCCAAGGAGAAAACTGGGAATATCATACAGCCTCTGCATCTACACAAATTCCAACAGTATTAACACCACTTGATTCAGACGATGATGATATTATTAATGCAGTAGGAACAGAGTCTGGTGTTTTCCAAACCAATGCAGATAATTCTATTTTTTATAATCTAGACCGTGCAAATAGATATGAGAGACCAAGGTTTTTAAATAATGCAATATTTATTCAAGGAAATGATTCAGACTTAAGTTTAGATGGTGGTGGATCTGGAGGTGTTGATCATATTGTTATTGATTCTGGAAACCACATACACTTAGCATCTCCAGATGTTGACTTTACCCAAAATGCCCCAACAGACGAACTAAGACTTGCTTTTTCTTTAATAAATAAAGATGGAGAGTCTGCATCTGTTCCAGATACAATAAGAATTCTTGTTGACTTTGCAGGAACGGATGAAGCAAACCCATCAACATATGCTAGGTTTGAAGTTGATATTCAAGACGGTGTTGATGGTTATGATTTTGCAACTAATAGATATTTTGTTGTTTCAAAACAACTACAAGAATTATACAAAAGTCAAAACTTTACCTGGAATGCAGTTACTGTTGTAAAAATTTATTGCAGCATATTTGATTCTTCAGTAAGTGGTGGATTGTTTCCAGTTTCTGACTACTATATAGCCCTTGATGCAATGAGACTTGAAAACATAGCAACAGTTAACCCACTCTACGGTTTAACAGGATACTCTGTTATTAAAAATGACAGTGCCTCAACTGTTGTAAAATCTCCTAATACAAATAACTACATTGAATTTAGATTTTCTATCGGGGTAACATAATGGCTGATGCTAATATTAAAAAACTTAGAATTTTAAAGTCTTCTTTGCCACCAATTGATCACGATACAGAAAAATATAACATTCGTTATAGAGTTATATCTGAAGATAGAAACAGAGTTTCGCATTGGTCTCCAATATATAACTCTGATGGTGTTGATCTTGTTGTAACAAGTGGTGCAGTATCTAGGGCAGGAAACATAATTACAGCCGTATGGGGAGACCAAAATGATTTTCCAGAATACGATGTTTTTGTTAAGTTTGACTCAGGCGACTTTTTTTATCATGGAAAATCAAAGGTTCATTCCTATTCATTTTTAAAAACTGGGACTACATCGGTCAGAGTAAAGGTTCAAATCATTTCATCAAAAAAAGAAATTAAAGAAGCACTAAATATCTTTGACTCTGGCACAGTGTCTTTGATATAATATAATAGGAGGAATAAAATGGCAAAAGTACCACTACCTGAAAGAGGACAACCTCTTGATGTTACATATATCTATCAGTTAGTTGAGGCAGTTAATTTTTTATCAACCCAAATATCTGATGCAACATATAACTATACAGATGTTGATGTTGTTGGTGGAGAAAAACAAAGTTTAAAGACATCTAATACAAAGTTTATTGGAAAGTTTAAATCAATTGCAAATAACGAAACAGTAACAGCAGGTCAAGAAAAATCTTACTCTATTGATTATTCTAACTTTAAGTTTCCACCAATTGTAACTTTATCTATTGTTAACACATCTGGAACAACTGCAGGTGCAAATACTACGGTAGTTCTTACATCTGTAACTACAACTCAGGCTAATTTTACAGTTAGATACGGAGTATCTGGAACAGCAACTGTTGGTATAAACTTAATTGCAATCGGTGTACCAAACTAATATGACATGTAAAAGATGCGAAGGAAAGATGTTTGTAGATAGAATACATTCAAACATAGATCACCTAGAAACATATTGTGTCAAGTGTGGAAATAGAAAGTTTTATCATCCACCTAGCGAATCTGCGGAGGGAAAATGGCTACTGCAAAAGGAAAAATTCAGAGCGAAGCATATAATAGCGAACCTGTAATCTCTGGCGGTAAAAAGATATGGTTCCTTAATGGAGACTTAGTAAGACTTCATCATAGTTCTAGATCAACAGGAATGGTAACTGTTTATAATATTAACAAAGATAGATTAGAAAGTTGTTTACGTTCTGACTTTAGAAGAAATAGAAAGAGGGCTTATACAATTGCAGAGACTGCTAAGTTAGTTAATCGTCATAGAAAGTATATGCCAAGATTAATAAAACGGGGAGTCATTCCTGCACCAACAGGATCAAGTCTTGATGGAAAGACTGGATTTCAAATAAGATCTTATTACTCAGAAGACCAAGTTAAAGAGATTTGTGCTATACTTTCAACTATACATATAGGACAACCAAGAAAAGACAAATTAATAACGAATAACATGACTCCTACAAGCCAAGAGTTGACAAGGCGAATGGGAGACGGTATACTTACATATACGAAGACAGAAGATGGACGATTTATTCCAGTGTGGAGTGAATCTATTTAATTATTGAATGGGTGGATAATGGAAAACGATAATACAAAAGTATCTGTAACACTTGGATATACACTTAATCTAGGAAATTTTCAGTCACTACGACTTGATCTGGGCATTGTAGATTCAAAGCGTGATGGAGAAAATGTAGATGAGGCTTTTGCTCGTGTCTATAAGTTTGTAGAAGATAAACTTACAGAAAAGATTCAAGAAGCAAAATCTGAAATCTCAGAGTAATGGCTGAGCGCAAAGACCGAATGGCTTTGCTCAGTAGGTTTAACAAGTTTTACTTGCAACGGTATGAGCAAAAGTCTAACATGAATCTAAACGTTGAGCAGTGGGCTGCCGATGCCCTTGTAGAGTCATATGGTATTGCACAGTGTTATGATATTCTTGAATATTACTTTAGCATTGCACAAGAGCCATCTTGGAATTACTTTGCATATAATGCAGAAAAGATTATTAATGGAAAAGCAGAAGTAGAGCAAGACAAAAAAGAACGTGAAGAGCGAAGAAAATTAGCAAGGGAGTGGTTAAGTGAATAATACAGAGGCAAAGTTAATTTCTGCAGTATTACAAGACAAACAAATTCACGTACTACTACAGGCAAACGTTGAGACACTATTAAGAACCCACAACGACGTATGGAACTTTATTCGTTTGTATTCTGAAAACAATCAATGTCTACCGCCAGCAGATTTAGTTACAGAAAAGTTTAGAGACTTTGAACCAGTTCCAGGTATTGGAGCAACAAAACATCATCTAGCAGAATTACAAACAGAATATCTTAACGATAGCCTAAAAGACATCTTGCGTAATGCTGCAGGAGAAGTGCAAAGTGGTAATGGTGGAGAAGCGCTTGAACACCTAATTACAAAAACATCTGAATTAAAAAAGAACACTTCTGCTATTCGTGATATTGATGCAACAGATCTTGACTCTGCAGTTGCATACTATGAGATGGTTCAGAAACAAAAAGAAACTGGTCAGATAGGAATTAAAACAAACCTTCCAGGATTTGACAACTATCTTCCATCTGGAATTATGCCAGGACAACTAGGAGTGTTCCTTGCCTATCCAGGAATTGGTAAGTCTTGGATGGCTTTATACTTTGCAGTTCAAGCATGGAAACAGGGCAAGTCACCACTTATTATTTCTCTTGAAATGTCTGAGACAGAGGTTCGTAATCGTATTTTTGCAATTATGGGTGAAGGTCTTTGGTCACACAGAAAATTATCTAATGGCGAAGTAGAGATTGATATGCTAAAGAAATGGCATCATAACAAAGTTGAGGGTCGTCCAGAGTTTCACATTATCTCAAATGATAGTGGAGGAGAAGTAACACCTTCTGTTATCCGTGGAAAGATTGATCAGTACCGTCCAGACTTTGTGGTTGTTGACTACCTTCAACTTATGTCTCCAAACCAAAAGGCTGACTCTGAAACGGTACGAATGAAAAACCTTTCAAGAGAACTTAAACTAATGTCTATTGGTGAAGAAGTACCTATCATTGCTATCTCATCTGCAACACCAGATGATGTAAAGGATCTATCAAGTCCTCCAACACTTGGACAAACTGCTTGGTCTAGACAGATTGCTTATGATGCTGACTGGGTTATGGCGCTAGGTCGTGCAACCAATAGTGATATCATTGAATGTGTTTTCCGTAAGAATCGTAATGGATTTATGGGAGACTTTTTAGTTCAAGTAGATTTTGACAAGGGTTACTACAGGTATAAAGACTATGAAGACAAGTAACATATATACACAAGAACAGATTAAGCGTGTTCTTGTTGGCTCTGGAGTTGATATTGAGGCAGAGTTTGGCAATGACTTCATAATCTTTTGTCCATATCATAATAACAATAGAACTCCTGCTGGAGAAGTTGCAAAGGATAGTGGATTATTCTTTTGCTTTGGTTGCCAGACAACAAAAAACTTAGAAGAATTAATAATGCATATGTCTGGACGAACATACTTTGAAGCAGTTCGTTATATTAAAAGTAAAGAGACAGAGCACGATATTGAAAAGTTGGTTAATAAAACATTAGTTGCACCACCAGAGTTTACTCCATATGATGAATTAATATTAAAACGTTTGCATAACCAACTGCTTGCAGACGAAAAGCCTAAAAATTATCTTAAGTATAGAAAAATTAACAGTTCTTCATTTACAAAGTTTTCGCTTGGGTATTCAGAAAAACAAAACTCAATAACTATCCCAATGCATTCACCAGACGGTATGTGTCTTGGGTTTGTTGCAAGAACTATTGAGGGTAAAGAATTTAAAAATACACCAGGACTACCAAAGGGTAAGATATTATTTAACCTGCACAGAATTAAATCATCTGGTACAGTATATGTAGTTGAATCATCCTTTGATGCTATTCGGCTAGACCAAGTAGGCTTTCCAGCAGTTGCTACTCTGGGTGCTAATGTATCTAATTCTCAAATTAGATTATTAGAAAAGTACTTCACAAACGTTGTACTAATTGCAGATAACGATGAGGCTGGTAATATAATGAAAGATAAGTTAGTTGAAAAACTTGGATCTTTGGTTACTACTATTAGACTTGACAAACAATATAAAGACATAGGTGATATGGAAGATGAAGAAATTAAGAACTTAGAGTTCCAGTTTGACAAATCTATATCGGCTATGCTAAACTAGTATGTACTGGGGGAAAAATGAAATTTAAATCACAATGGCTAGAAGCCTTAAAGACAATGCGTTTTAAGTCTTATTGGAATAAGCCAAATACAGTAGAATTCTTTGCATTTATGACAAAGATTGCTATTATTTTCCCAGGTCTATTGCTTGGAAAACAGTTTTGGTGGCTATTTGTGTTTGCTTTGGTTTCAAGCCTGGCTTTGATTTGGTCATCAACAGTAAAGACTCTACCCACAATTATTTGGTTCAATATTTTGTGGTCTTTATTGGCAATTTTAGCAATTGCAAAACATTTTGGACTAATACTAAACTAAAAACAACAACACGAAGGAGAAAAATATGAGTATTGTAAAGGGACTAAAGAACATTGAAACCCTACTCGAAAAGCCAAAGTATGATGAAAATGCACCAAAGGTTAAGTGGCTAAAACTTGCCGATGGACAATCAGTAAAGATCCGATTCATTGAAGAGTTGGACGAAGATTCTGCAAACTATAATGCAGAGCGTGGACTTGCACTAGTTGTTAAGGAACACACAAATCCAAAGGACTACAA